TTCCGCGCAAGGGCCTCTTGGTAGCCGCTGTTCATCATGTTGTCCCCACCCCCTTGGATGTTCGCGTACTGGCTGTTAAACGCGCTCTTAGCCTGTCCGAGAGCATCGTCCACCGTAGCCTTAAGGTAGGGGTTGGAGTCGGGAGTCAGATACTGTCCCTGAATCGTTTTCAGCATCTCGTCCTGCCCCGGCCCCAGCAACGGGGTCGCAGAGCCGATCTGCGCGGAACGGGCGGTAGCCGCGTTCAGGTTGGACATCACATAGGGCTTGAGCCAGTCCGGGATGTCGGTGACAGTGGTCGTAGTCCCTGCGGGCTTGCTGCTGCCACCCAGAAGGCCGAGAAGCCCACCAAGACCAGCACCAAGCAGGGAGCCTCCGTTACCGCTGGTCGCTAGGCCGAAAGCCTGTTTCAGCGCGTTGGCGGTCCCGTTAGGAACGCCACTTAGCGTCGATTGAATCTGCTGCAACGGGTTGAGGTTAATCAGGTTACCCGCCGAGTTGTAGCTGGACATTCCCTCCAGCCCCGACATATCGAACCCGAGGTCGGGCGTGTCGAAGTAGGAAGAACTAAAGTCAGCCAAAGGATCAAACATTTTCCCGCCTCCGTTCACGCCCCATCCGGGCACGTCACCGATTCCAAACACATCGCTAAGACCTACGCCCATATCCATCGCGCCACCGGCAGCACCAGCAGCACCGCCACCGCCAAAGCTGCCGAGGAAGTTGCCAAGCCCACCGGAACCCATAGCCCCCGCACCGAGGAAGCCGCCAAGAGGAACGCCGGGGCCGCTGATAAAGTTGCCCAGCACATCCCCAAAGAAACTCCCGCCCTCGTCGTAGTTGTAGGTAGCTTGTCCGGGGTTGGTGTCGAAGAACCATCCGGCATGATTGGTCGGCCCTCCAGCAGAAACCGGGTTGTTCTCTCCTGCAAACCCAAGCCTTCCACCGCCGAATCGCGCCATTTCCCCTTTGTCAGCGATCTCCCACGGAATCTGAGTGGACTGCCCGCCCCCACCAGCCCGCAGGGGCATCAACTCGCTTTCGGTCCCGTTCCAGCCTTCAATGCTGGGAGTGAAATACTTAGTCCCCGTAGCCGTGGGGAAACTCCAGACAGTCGGGGAGACTTGGGTTACAGCCCCCGTAGGCGTGTAGATGTTCATCGTTCCAGCCTTTTTAAGTGCCCGTCAACACGCGGGCTTCTACAAACGTCCCCGGAGTACCCGGAGCCACACAGACCCACCCCAAGCGGACATAAGACGCAGCCACACCTGGAGCCACGCTCCCCCTTACCGTGCAATTGGAATCAGGGACGAAATCCCCCACGGCATACGCCGTAGTCGTCCCGCTAGGAACAGAGGCTTGCGCGTTGTGCCTCGCCGTCAGCCTACCTTCCGACAGGTTGTTGACCTGAGAAGTAACTGAATTGAGGATGTCTACAATGATCGGCTTGGAATACTGCGGCGGGACTTTCTGGGAAACGTCTAACTTACTCACCGGACGCCACCCAGCTAGGACTAAATGCCGACATCTCCCAATCGCCCACAAAGGAGAACGTGAATCGGTGCCACCTTGCATCCCGCATGAAGTCGAACTTGCCGTTAAGTAACGGAGTCGCTGCATCGGTCGTCAGCGCATCTCCAAGATTCGCCCGATAGTAGTTCGTCAGCGTCGCGGAGTCTGGCGCGGTGATGAATCGCGGCCTTACTCTTTCGACCTGCGTATCCTTGCCGTCCGTTCCAAAGTCGCCGGTAGTGAAACTCGTGGTCGCCGCCTCACCGGTCAATGTCTTGACCAGATGCGAGGTGTCGAAAATCGCCGGGGTTCTGTTGCCGGGATTAAGGAACGCGGAGTCATACGGCAGGTTAGGAAGGTCGTCATACGTCGCATAACTGCTCCCCAGCGTGTCGTAGGTCAGACCAGCCGAAACGTAATCCACCGTCGCCTCTACCTGCCGATCATCAATCCCCCACCTATCCGTCCGGTAGTTGTAGACAACGCAGTGATCCGGGAGAGTGGAGTCGGCCACCGGATAGTAGAAATAGATCCGGTTGTTTTTCTTGTCGTGGAGCGCGGTGCAGGCGTAGTACCGACTCGCCAGCAGTTCGTTAAAGACTTTATCCTTGACTCGGTTTGTTCCAATGGGGACGGGTCTGGAGCCATCGAAGAGGTAGAAATCATCCTCCCCCATGAAGATATGCTTCGGGTTGTCTGGAGTCCCTACGTTGACCACAACCTCCTGAGACAGCGCCCCAGCATTACCAGGGACAAGCACGAAGTCCCACACCACCGGAGCGCCGACATACGTCCCGATGTACATGGACGCTTTTTTGTAGGCGATGATCTGCCCGCCAAACCTGCGCCCCGCCGTGATCGGGCCAGAGGTGGAAATCAGCGTTCCAGAAGTCGCTTGGGTCGAGATAGACGCGGACCAACTTGTATAGTCTCCAAGGGCTGAACACTGCCAGCCCTGCGAACTGGACGAGGTATTGAAGACAAACACGAACTGCCCCACGGACTCCACAATCGCAGCCACAGGGGCACCGGCAACGCAGGAGAACGCCCCAGAAGTCGATGCTTGCAACGTATCTGCGCCGTTAATGGCAAACGATACGTTCGACTGCTGCGCGAACCTCCAGCGGGAAGTAACCCCACCGGTATAAGTAGCCGCACGGGATACGTCAGACCATGTTGAAGTCCCGGCCTCATAAAGCTTAATAGCCGTCCCTGCAAATAGCCGCGTCGTGTCGTCCAGCTTCGTGAGGGACGCCGCCCCTTGGCAAGTCCTCGCCAGAGCCGCCAGAGGCGTACTAGCGGGGCTGGGAGCGCCTTTCAGACCCTTCATGGAAGGGACCACCCCCGCCGCGTTGGTCAGCACTCCGATAACGGTAGGGTCCGCATCGGGCGCATACCCGAGAAGCTGGACGATCATACCGACTTGACCTCCAACCCACCACCGGAGTATTCCTCGCCGTCCGAATCCACCTGGGCCGACTTGAGAACCTTTTCGTACAGACTCCCCCAGCGCATCATGGATCGGTCGTCCTTCGCGTCCACCGAGGCCATGTAGCAAGCCCCGAAGACGTAGACATCGGGGTTAGCCAGGAACAGCGCATGGGCGGAATCCGCCACGTTCCCGAGGTTCTTGTAATAGACCCCGTTTACCGTGTAGTTGGAATCCGGGTAAGGCCCAAAAATGAAGTTCGAGCCTTCGCGGGCGATGAGCTTGGGGATCGTGGTGGAACTGCGCTGCGGATAGCGTTCGTAAATAGCAGTCGGAGCGGTGCGTTGCAGCCGGTAGGCTATAGAAGCGTTGACGTAGGCATATTTCAGGTCAATGTAGCTAGTCGGCAGGGCGAGAACTCCGCTAGCAATAGTCCCGGTGAACGAGGTTTCCAGTTCCCGAACACGAAGCTTGCGATAGATGTCCGTCTCGGCAAGCGTGATCCAATCATCGACATACGACGCGGTATCCCCCCGCTTCAGCCGCGCCGCGATTGCGGTCTTAAGTTCCGCGTAAGTGGTAATGGACAATTTGGATCACCTTTTCTTGTTTTTCTTTTGTAAGGTGCGGGCCAGTAGGAAGACACAAGCCCCTTTCCCATATCGAGTCCGAGACTTTAAATTTCCCCTTGGCGTACTGCCTGAATGCAGGACTTCTGTGCAAGGGAGTAAATACAGGCCGGGAATCAAACCCCGCCTCTTTCAGCTTCCCTTGCAGCGCAATCGGGTTATCTACTTGGACAACAAAGAGCCACTTCCCATTCCCCGGAAGTTGCTCCGCATAACGGCTTGCGTTCTCAAGCCTAGCCTCTAGAAGAGAATCCAGCCGCTCCAACTGCGCCAGCCCTAGCGCGGCTTGCATATTGGACATTCGGTAATTAAGGCCAGGAACGTGGCAGCGGTACTCGCTATCAAATCCCCCATCCCTCCACGCCTTCGCATTCCCGAACTTCCCGCAGAGCATCCCGCCCTCTCCGGTCGTGATGACCTTGTTACCGTAGAACGAGTAACAGGCCATATCCCCTCGGATGGGGACGATGCCTAAAGACTCGCAGGCATCCTCTACGACAGGGATGCCAAACTGCGTAAAGTCGCCTGCGTCGGAGCCGTAGAGGTGAACTGGGATGATGGCTCTTGTTTTCTTGTTGAGGTAAGCCAGAATTCTTGTTCTGTCGATTCCCCATGTTTCGGGATCAACATCAACGAGGACGGGCCTTGCCCCCACGGCGAGAACTGCGGAAGCGGTCGCTCCGAAAGTAAGGTCTGGAACGATGACCTCATCCCCCGGCCCGATCCCCAGAGACAGAAGTGCGAGATGTAGCGCACCCGTGCCGCTAGAGGTTGCAAGCGCGGGGACTCCGAACCTTTCGCTAAACGCATCCTCAAATTCCTTTTCAAATCGACCGTTGTGGGTGACAAAACCAGAAGTCACGCACTCCGTCAGGTACTTAAGTTCATTCCCGGAAAGGTCAGGCAACGCAAGCGGAGTCAAACAGCCCCTCTTTTTTGGCCTCAACAATCATCCGCTCCAGCGACCATTCCTCCGGAGTCTTCAACAGCCACTCCCTGTCAATCTCGTTTTCCGGCTCCAGCCAACCGGGATCTCCATGTCCAAACATCACGACTTGCACAGGTGCCTCCAGGCTTTGCCTTCTCGCATTTCTTGAGGGGTCCACTGAGCATAGGCAAGGTCGGATAACCACTGCCTGCGCTCTGGCATTTCAGGCTCCAGCATCTTGTCCAAACTGCGGTTACAGACCTCCCAAGCCATAGACCCTTCATCGAAGGAAAATCCGGGGACGCCCTCAATCATGGCTTCCACAATGGCATTGGAATTGAACGCAACCGCCGCCCAGCAATCCTCCAGGTCTTCGCGGAACGACTTCTCAGACAGAGTGCAGCCCGCAAGGTTGAACTTCGGGCCTTTGGGGTGGGGCCTGAACCTGACCTCACGACCAAAGCCCTGAAGCTTCCCCGCGATCTCTTGGAGCCACGCCAAATAATCAACGTGATCCACGGAGGCATCCCACGGAACCTGACCGCACAGGAGGATGTGCTTCCCCCAATCCCTCCAGGCTAGGCATCGGTGCCCGTGGTTCCTCTGGAGGAGAATCCTGCGGTCCTCGGGCATTCCCTTGTTCTTGAAGTCTGCCCTACCGTTCAGGCCATTGAATCCGGCGGCATAGTGGTGATTTTCCCCGTCACCCCGGTTGATGTATCCCGTCTCTAGGACGACCACATCAAGGTTGTTTTGCCTCTGCTGCCGAAAGATTTCGCCCCGTGGGAAACTTAACGGGACTTTGGATTTCCGTACCCCAAACACCACCGCGACCGGGCTGGGTTCGTACTTCCATCCTTCTACAAATTCCCCGTCGCAGCCCTCGGCAAACGCCTTAAGAACGCGATCATGGGTGTCATTTCCGGAGAGATAGACTCTCACTCGCATACATAGATCAGGAAGGCTCCCGCCGTTCCTGCCTGTGGAATAGGTTCCTGCTTGGACTTTTGGCTAAACCGATCCAAGACCTTCCAGCCGCAGCTAGTTAGCAACTGGTCGAACTCGCCGGGGGTGTAGTGCCTCTGGTGGGGGTACTGATCCCCCTCAAACTTCTTAGGGTCGAACGGGTAGACCTCCTCGTTAGGGACCGAGGCCACCAGAACCCCCCTACAAGCCCTCCTGAAGCCCTCCAGCGCGATTTCGGGGCGGGGTAGGTGTTCCAGTGTCTCCAAGGAAACCACCGCCTGAAATCGCCCTTCCCACGGCTCTTTCTCAAGGTCGCCGACTAAGTAACTAGGGCCGGGGAAATGTTTGTTAGCCCACTCTATCGCCGGGGGGTGGATGTCCACCCCCACGACATCCTGAGTCTTTTCCCATAGGAACCGCGACCCGTAGCCGCAGCCGCAAGCCGCATCCAGAACCCGGCCTTCCGCCACCGAACTGGCGAGGACGTACCGGAGGAAGTGGTGCGCGTTGACCTCTTCCTGACGAGCGACAAACTGCCTCGTCTCATCGGTCTTCGGGGCGCAGTTCACCTGTCTCCTTCCGATTGCCCCATCGCAATCCACGGACAATTCGATATGCCTGTGACTTGCTTATTCCAAACATCTTCCCCAACTCCGCAAAAGTCGCCCCTTGCGCTCTCATAGAAAGGAGGTTTTTAACTCCCTCTTTAGATAGTTTCGCGAAATGATGGTCTTCCCCGCGCCTCGCAGAGTTTTGCGCGAATCTGCCTTTATTAATTGCGTCGTGCACATTGTCTTTTTGCGTACCCAAAAACAAATGGCTCGGATTAACGCAGTTTGGGTTATCGCACTTATGCAGGACGCTTAGACCTAGCTGCACATCTCCTTTTGCCAACCTCCAGCTAATTCTCGGAGCGAACTCGTTTCGCGTTCCATTCCACATAACGCCACGCCCAGTTTTGCCAGAGGAGCCAATCCAAGCCCAACACTTATCCTTCTCTTGGACAACAACCTTCTCCCAGAACCTCTGCTCAAGAGACTTAAACCGTTGTTGATACATCTTCCGGCCTCAATTTCCCAGTGTCTTTCCGATTTCCTTTGTGGTGCTCCATGTAAAGCCCCGGCGCTGAAATCTGGAACGGGTGCATATGCCCATGAGGCACGTTTTTAGCCAGATTCACGAACTCAGGCCCGTTCCCCATCACCATCCTGACCGCATCGAACACATAGCAGTCGTGCCAGCCGGGTTGCGTGAAGATCGTCCCCACAATCGGCACATGGACGTAGTTCTTGAAGAACTTGCTTGCTAGAGGATGGTCACGGTTGAACCCGATAAAGCCTGATTCGGTGTAGTACCACCCATCCCGGCCAAGAAAACAGCACAGAGCGTCATCCGGCAGGCAGCTATCAAGGAACGACTCCGGAACGTGCTTGGTAGTGATCGAATCCGCGTCAAACCAGAACACCTTCCCCCCGTAAGTCTTGGAGGCGTGATTCTGAATAAAGACTTTGCGGCACATCCGGGCATCGAAGTTGATGTCATACCCGCTTCCTACAATTCCGTGCATCAAAGGGAATTGCAGGGAATTCATAAAGTCGGTCAGGAACTCGACCTCCTCAATCGGCCTCCACGACAGGCCGGAAACCATGTCGAACTCCGACTCTTCGCCTTCGTAGTACACCGTAAGTCTGATGGACTTGGGCCAATACTGAAGCCAACTCTCCACCATCTTCTTACCGTAACGTCTATATCCTTCTGCGTTGAAGCTGGTCACTACATTCGGAAGCTTCTTCAACGGCTGACGCGCCTTGCTCACATCCGTGTCCAGGACGATCATTTAGCCTCTTTAAATTTGTCCTTCAGTTTCCCGGCAAGGATATGGATGGGCCACTCCCGGCCCTTCTGCCGGAACATCTTCACGCTCTCAGCCCACGGGAACCAGTCGCCTTCCTGCGGGTTGTAGCTTTGAGATGCTGCTAGATAGCGCCACATCGGCACTTCAGGAACCAGACACCAGGTTTCCTTACCCAAGCCACCGGCTGCATGAACCACCGTGGTGCAGACCGAGATAACAAGGTCTAGCTGCGAGATCAGGGCAACGGTCTGGTCGTAGTCATGGACCCGCGTTCCCCATGCGAAGTCGTGGATCTTCACCCCGTACTTCTCAGCCGCAGAGGTGTCTTCGTCCTTGTATTGGAGGCTGATCCAGTCCGCGTCGATAGCCTTGAATAGCGGCGCGTAGGTATCCAAGGTCACCGACCGGCGTTTCTGCCCGGTATGGATAAGACCACCTGTCCAGCTAATCCCGATCTTGGGCTTAGACCCAAGAGAGTCGAACAGCGCCCGCCACTGCACTGCCATTT